ATACTCGTATGCCTCCAGCTCCTGGGCCACACGGCCACGGATCAGCCAGTCACAGAGCACGATGTTGTCCGATTCCAGGTGGTGGTACTCAAACAGGGTAGGCCGCTTGTAGTGGCGGCGGGCCCACAGGATGAAGTCGCCATCCGCCATGATGCGGTGTCGGGATGCGTCGATGACCAGACCCTCGCCATGGGCCTCGGCCACCGGGTCGTAGATCATTTCAATGTCAAGCGGCGCTTCGTTGGTCTGTTCCATTTGGTGTGTTTACTCCCATGGCTGCTGCGGGCAACAGGCCCAAAGCTACCAAGAGTCTGTAGTTCTTCTTGATGAACTCCAAAGTTGGTCCCTTGATGCCCTGACCAATGAGCTCCTTCAGATCTCCCATCATAGCGCTACGGGACTGCGGAGTTCGGTTTGCAGCTGCCCGCACGTCGTGCATTTGAAGCACAGTTTCCAACATGGCGGGGTTTATGGTGCCCTGTCCAGCCTTCGTACCTTGTGGGGTAATGTTACCAATGGATGCTGCAATGTAGTCATCCAGTGGGTTCCTGTTGAACTTGGGTCCGGTACGGACAGGGAAGCCAGGGAAGTCATACACGTTCTCCAAGGAGAAAGCGTAATAGCTCTTGCTCTTAGGATCCCATCTACGAACAGCTCTACCAACCGGGGTAAACCATCCCTCACGCTGACTTCCAGCAACGTAGTTGGGATCCAGTTTCTTCAAGAGACGTCCCCCCACGGCTCGGTAGAAGTCCATTGGATTACGCTCACGGGAGACGTCAAAAGCCCGCAGTCCACCAGGTGAGACGTAGGCTCGGAGGGTTGACCCCAACTGGTTTGACAACTGCTGCAAAATGTCCAGGGCTTCAGCCTTGGAGGAGGCGGTGATTCCTGACTTGGGGTGGACTTCTTTGAACCTGCCAGTGCTAGGGGTGTCCACGTCAACAAATGGAATGCGGGCAGTCTTGATGAGTTCAAGAGGCCCAGTCTTTGGGGTGGACGCAAGAAGCTCGTAGATCTCAGCGTCAGGCCTGGGACGGAATGCTGAGCTAACAACTTGACCAGCAAGATCTGCATCTCGTTGCGAAAAAGCAAACATGCGGGGAGGCAATCGCGTGAGTTGGCGAACCCCGCGAGCGCTCGCGTCTGCAGCAGTATTCATCCTGGAGGCCAGAAGGTAGGCCTTGTAGATATCCGCTCGACTCATCTTTTGGGTCTGACCCAAACGATCAGTCCAATCCTGACCTCCACCTAAGAGTTTGTAGAACTCCTCACTTTGGCCAAGCAGTTCATTAGTAAGAGCGCGAACGTATGTCTCTTCGTTCAGCTCTCCACTCAGAATCTTCTTTGCCCCCTGAACCTTCAGTGTGCTTGGGTTACGAGTTCCCGGTACATCTCGGGTAACGGGCAGCAACCGCATCGGAGGCGGTAGCATTTGCACATCTGTAGGCAGTCGGCGAACTGGGGGCAAAGCGCCTCACTTCTTCGCCATCTTGCGGAACGTCTTGGCGAGATTGTAGCGACGGGAGCCGGGCTTGCACGTCGGGCCGCCGAACTTAGGGCCGGTGCAGACGCCCTCGGTGCCACGACGCTTGATGCTGGCAGCCACCTTCTGGATCCATTTCTTAGCCACGGGAGAGTCCTCCAAGTGAACGGAGTGGATTCTTACGGACGGCAGAGACCTTCTTGCCAAAGGCACCCTGCATACCAACACGGGACTTCTCAGCCTTCTTCGCAGCCAGCTGGGAACCTGACATCTCGCCACGGGTGACGGGCGTCTTGCTGCTCACGCGCTTGCTGGGGCGGCAATACTCGTTGTCGCCACCAGCACCACAAGCCTTGCCCGTGCGGGTGTCCACCCACTTCTCGGCAGTCCATCGCTTGAGGTTGGCTCCCGCCTGCGTCTTACGAACCTGGCCCTTGGCCTTACGGCACTTGGCGGTGGCCTGAGCCGCACGGGCTGACCACTTGCCATAGGACGCCATCACCTTGTTGTAACAGGCGTCCTTCGCCATATCAGCAGTTCCAGGCGCGCAGGGACTTGTTGATGCGGGAGTTCGGGTCGTTCGCAGTCTTGGAGCTGGTGAGCTTCGCCTTCATGCCCTTCATGCGGGCGCAGAAGGAGTTGCGGCGCTTGCCACCCTCAGGCTGCGGGCGCTTGAGGTTGCCGCCCGTAGCCTTGTTGTAGGCACGGCGACCAAGCTCCGAGAGCCCACCCATGGGGTTCTTGTGCTTGGCCTTGAACTGGAACTTAGGCTTGGCGCTGGCCACGTCACTCTCCCGGATACTTCTTCTTGCCGAGCATGTCGAGATCATCAGGCTCCAGCGACTCAAGACCCTTGTAGATCTGCTGCACCATCTTGTTAGGCAGCTTTCGGATCATGGCCAGAATCGACTTGGCACTCTGAGGATTGCCGGACTTCTTGGACACAGGGCCCTTCTTCATGGGCAGGGCGGCTGGCTTGGACATCTTGGGCTTGTTGAAGTTATACATGGTCAGTCCAGTTTACGGCGCCATCCCATCTGGTAAAGAGCCCGGGCAATGGAACGTGCTGTGGCGTCGACAGCGTGCTCGTCCAGTTCGGGACGGGCAGCATGCAGGACCTCGTGGACAACAGTGTCGAGGAGGTTGTACTCGCCGAGGGAACGTCGGACCTCGATGAGTGGGTGGCGGCCAGGCTTCTCCTTGTCCCAGCAGCGACCCCAGTCGGTACCCATCTGTCGGGGTGGCGTGAGGGCAACCCGCCAGGTACGACCGTTGATCTTGACCCGGTGGATCACTCGTCCATTTGAATCAACCGTGCTTCCCATTGGCGTCCTCGATTGCGGTGTGAGGGATCGCGGACCATGTCCACTACGGCGATCGCGGCCCCCCACTGAGAGGTGTCGCGTCGGGCCATCCAAGAGGGGGAGAGCGGGCCGCACGTACCGGCGTTCATGTACCACCACGGGAGGGGGATGGAACGGGTACGGTGGCACTGCGTGGGGGGCACGGGCCGGTGGGTGTGGCCACGGATGAACAGGCGGTGGGCAGCCCCACCAGTCATGTTCATGAATTGGAGGGCTTCCAGCTCGTCGGAGTTCTGGCCGACGTCGAAGCCGTGGGTCAGGACGACGGGGCCGATTTCGAGGCATCCGCGCTTGTCCTTACGGTACGGGGTCCAGTGCCAGAACTTGGCTTCGTGGGAGAAGGGCTCCGTGCGCATGAAGTCGGTTACGTCGCGCAGGGCCTTGGGGATACGGCGGGGGTCTTGGGAACGGAGGTTGTCGTCGTGGTTGCCCATGATGGCGTGGAAATGTGTCCGTTTAGGAAGGACAGATCGGATGGAGGCAAGGAATGCGGAGGCGTGACGGTACTCGTCAAGCAGGGTGTGGTCGTGTTCGTCGGGGTGCACGGAGGCTGCTGAGGCCTCGAAGATGTCTCCGAGGTGCACAAAGTGCGTAACCCCGTCCAGAGCGGACAGGGTTTCCAACAGCCAGTGATGGACGCTTTGCGGAGTGAACGGAGAGTGAGTGCACGAAATTGCGGCGATCCTGGTTGGCATCTGGTCTCCTATTGGGCCTGTGCGCTCGCGGGGGGTGGACCGAAGTCCACCCCCCATCGAGACGCCGGGGGCACCGCAGCCCCCTCAGGAGGATCACATCCAGACGCGATCCGTGGTCACGCCTTCGAGCTTCAGGCCCGTAGGCTGATCCGGGACGAGCTGCATACGCAGCATGCCCGGCATCTGCATCGCCTCAGTGAGGTTGCTGCCGTTCAGGATCGGCCACTTCGTCGACGAGGTGCCGGTCAGAGCCGGGACCACGAAGCTGAAGGGAACGAAGCTGTCGGCCTCACTGAACTTCTGCACGCCCTTCGGATCGGGCGGCACGTAACGCTTCCAGTTGTTGCCGCCCTTCTTCAGACCGTACACAACGCCGTCCTCGATGTAGGTCGAGGTGTAGCCGTTGTAGGTGCGGCCTTCGAAGGTGAACTTGAAGCCCTGGTCGCTGCCCTCGCTGTTGAGGTTCGACAGACGACCCGTGCGCTCCAGGGTGTACTGACCGATCTTCTGCGCCTCGTAGGCCAGCCACACGCCATCGCTGGCGATGAGGCAGTCGATCGTCTGACCGTACTTGTTCTTCGCAGCGTGGAAGCGACGGACGTACTGGCGGAGCTTGTGCTCAGTCAGGGCGCCGACGTTCTGCACGCGGAAGGACTTGAACTCGGGGTGCTGGTTGACGTTGATCTGCTCGTTGGTGACTCGCTCAGCACCAAGGAGGCAGTTCGCGTCAGTGGGACTAGCGCCCGAGCTGTCACCAAACTTCATCCAGCTGTTGATGCCAGCGATGCCGGTGAAGGCAGCGCCGCCCTGCAGCTTGCTGTTCGCGTAGCAGACAGCAACATTGTTGGCCGCGCTCGTCGAGAAGGCCGACATGTTGGCGCCCGAATCGTTCACGATGCGGATGGTGACCGTACCGGTCAGTTCATCCACAGCGCTCACGAAGCACTTCACGCGAAGCGTACCGCTGCTGCTGGAGTTAATGAGGTCGGTGGCCGTCGCGGCGGTGCTGGGCACGCCAGCAGTCGCCTTGTACAGATCCACACGCTGACCCACATAGAAGCGGTCCACAGCCTGATTGCTGGGAATGAACGAGAACGAATCCTGGGCGCCATTGGTCACAGCCGGAATGTTGTAAGTTCCAGCGTTGAACGAGGCCAGAGCATAACCGCTGTTCTGGCTGACGTACCAGTAGTTGCAGAGCGTGTGCGACAGGTTCTGCGCGAAGCCCTTGAGCTTCGGAGCAATCACGTCGCCGATGAAGGCCGGAGTGGCCTCCGCCTGCAGCTCGCCCATCGTCATCGCCAGGTTGGTCAGCATGGCGCGCATGCCGATACCGAGGCGATAAGTGTTGATGGCCGGACCCTCAAGAGCGCTCGGCCAAGTCTGAGTTGCAGACTGCCGATACAGCTTCGCATTGTTGCGAGTACCCGCGTCGGTGTTGTCACCAAGCAGCGTGGTGTTGTCGCCGTACAGCACGAAGTCGTTGTACTGGGCAGCGTTCTCGATCACGCCGGTGAGACCGCCGCGATAGAGCTTGAGGATGTGCATATCGCGACCGATCGCGCTGGCGGGGCCCACGCCCTGAGAGGTAACGATGGTGTCACGCCAAGCGGCGTCGAGCGTCGGCAGGATGGTGTCGACGTTCTTATTGATGACCTCCTCGATCTGCTTACTGTGACGATCGAAAAGGGATCCAGAGGTTGCAGGCATGTTTCAATTCCTTGTAGTGAGGTGTTCAGGCACGAGTGTCGCTACCGCTGTCAAGACCGGCGGCCAGTCGGCTCAGTGCATCCTTGTTGAATGCGTCAAGAGCAGACTCCATGTCGCCAGCAGTGACCCCGGGCTTCCAACGCGGAGCCGGGACGGCAGGACGGTTAAAGATGGAACCCGCACCACTGTCTGTTTCCGGGGCCCGACCAAGACGGTTCGGGTCGCCGATTACCGAGCGGTACTTCGCCAGGACCTGTTCAGTGGCCTTGGCTGACTCTTCCGAAATCCACGCTTCTTCGAAAACCCCTGCCTGAGTGCGCCGGGCTCGGAGGTTGTCCAGCGTCTGCTGGCGAATGTCCCTCTCGATCGCGGCTCGTGCACCAGAAAGGGCTTCCTTTCCGTTGATCTCTTCGAGCTTGCCCAGCATTGTACGGGCGTTCTGGTCCATCTCAAGCCCCATGACAATCTGGGCATTGAGTCGGCTGTTGAGCTGATCGGCCTTCATCCGCTGCAGCTCTTCCTGGGCCCGCTGAGCTTCCTGCTGCGCACGGAGAATGGCGTTTGCCACCTCCTCTGCACTACGGTCGTCTTCATCGCCCCCCACGTCTTCGGTGTTGTCGGTCACGGTCTCTCCTTGCTGGTTGTTCATCCAATCCTGAACGTACTGGTCCACCTCTTCGCCGCGATAGCCCATGTCAACGAGGAGCTGACGGGCGGCCTGCTCCTTCACCGAGGGGTCCACGTCCGGTCGCATGACCTTAGTAGTCGCGTCGCGAAAAGCGACCAGCTTTCCGTAGTCCTGTCGCAGATACTCCAGGTCCTCCTTTGCCTTGAGCAGATCTGCAACTGGGATTTCCTGTCCCCCCGCACGAATCTTTGCGTCCATGTCCACGACGTTGTTCGTCGTGGTCTGAGTTTCCTGAGTCTCCTGATTTGGCGTCGTCTCGTCAGCCATTGGGCATCATTCCTTGCATCATGGGCATTGGTTGTGGCTGCTGAGGCTGCATGCCCATGGCGGCTGCCTCATCAGGTGTCGGGATCTGCTGCGGGAGCGTCTGGCCCATGAACCGCAGCATGGCATCCCTGAACTTCTTGAACTCCTCCTGCACCTCCGCACTGGCGGCAGACAGCAGAGGACTGGTCATGAATCCGCTAAGCACACGCAGCTGCAGATCCGGCCGCACCATGTGAGGCGCGACCACGATCTGGCCCGGGTCTTGGCCGTTGCCGTAGAGCAGGAGGATGTTCTGCACGATGGTCTCGTAGGCACCCTTGTCCTCGTCCATCCAAAGGGCAAAGTCCAGACCCTCCTTCAGCGAGAAGATCTTTACTGCCATAGGGTCCGTCATTCCAGACTTCAGAAGAGCCATGGCTTCTTCCTTACGAGCCACCTCGCTACGAGGATTGATCTGGCGCACCGTAAACGTCAGATGCGGAACATCAGGCAGCGGGTTCTGGTCAAACGTCACGACGGACTTGTCCAGATCCAGCACTGCACCAGCCAGATCCAGCGTCACGTTGTTCACCGGGATGGTGCGTGGGGCCTTGACGAGTTCGCCAACGGCCTTGGCGGTCACCGATCGGTACATGTTGCCGAAGGCCCTCTGGATGCTGATGCTCGGATTGGTCATCGCACGGGTGATCTGCTCGTCAAGGAACTGCAGACCCGTGGCGCTCTCCACTCGACCCTTCTCCTGGATCAGATCCTGGATGGGTGCGATCTGCTGCATCACGGTACGGGCAAACTGGGCTACCTTGCCCGGTGCATCGCCTGCGTTGTAGGGCTGCACAACGAACGGCTTGAAGTTCTCGTTGAGCGGATCCGGCGTGTAGCTCATGACGCGCAGGCCACGGCCCACATCCTTGAGCAGGGTGCGCTCGTTCATACTGCCCTGCGGCAGGACCATAACACCGTAGCGGTCCATGTCGCGAATGTTGTTGAACAGGCTCTTCATCATGCGCTCGGCCTCGCGAGAGATGCCGAAGAGCATGTCGAACAGACCAGCGCCATAGAAAGTACCGGTATCGCAGAAGCGGGCCCATCCAATAGGGCAGTACATCGCAGCATCGTTGTACTGCTCATCCACAATCACGACATCACCACTCGTCACTACGTATCGCACACAGGTGTCACGAGGCCCATTGATCCACAGCTCGCGGATTCGAGCAACATCAGTGGAACTACCACCACCAGCACTGGAACCCGTAGTCACTGCGCTGTTGTCAAACGGATTACGGAGCATGGATCCGGGCTCGTCCAGGCCGACATCCGTATGGACGTCGCCATGGTCAACCTTCCACCACTCCATCTTGTCCTTCTTGGTCTTGGAGATAGCGCCAAACTTCTCCTCCAGCATGTCGAACGGCACCACGCGCTGGCGGATCATGCCGCTCTGCTTGGTGTGGTCCTGATGCAGAGCAGGGAAGGGGAACAGCTCCTTAGGGTGAACCACTTCAAGATCGGCAGTCAGACCAACAGTGGGCACATCCACGATGTGGCCGGTGATGCCACAGCAGCCAAGAGTCACAAAGATGTGCGCGAAGTCGCTGACCACCTGCGACAGCTGGTGCTCTGACACGAGGGAGTCCGCGATGATCTGGGCGCTGGATCGCTCACGAATCATTCGCAGGCTGGTGCCCTGTCGGATGACCTTGGGCCGCAGGTCCATGGAGGCGATGCGGGCCACGGTACGGTCGATCATGGACAGGAGATCCTGGGACTGGAACTCCATGTTCCCTTCCTTGTCCATGTACTGAGGGGTCAAGCGACCGGTCAGCGGATCGAAGACGTCGAACCGGCGAGCGCCATTCAGGTAGTGCCACGCGAGCAGCCAGATGGAACGGCGATAGTTGTAGCGCAGCCGCTCCCGA